TAAAAAAACTCATATATCCAAGGGTATTATGAAAAAATTTATATAGGTATAAACGAGTGCACTATAACAATGTGCTCAAATATGTATATTTGTTAAAATCTGCACAGAAATCATCTAGCACGTTTACTAAGCCTGAATAACCTGGACCTATTAAAGATTCTTTAAGCCTCTCAGCTTTTCTAGTCAATACAGTACAGATCTCTTCTGAACTGGTGGACATAGGTATTATAGGATGTAATACATCAAATCCTGGTCTAGAATCAATGCCTATGGTTACTTCTCCTAGTTTGTCCGCATAATCTATAAGAGCATCCTTAATCTCATCTTGGGTAGTATGCACTCCCTTTTTATAAGTATTCCAATGAATCTCCTGTATCTTCATATAGGAGCCATATAATTCATTGACAAATGAGATTACCTTTCCTATCAAATCATCCATATCTATAGTTTTAAATACTCTTTCTTTAGGTTCTCTACATCATCAGATGTAAAAGTAACTCCAGCAACAGTAAACCTTCCACCTTTCATTCCTATAGTCTCTTCTAATACTTTAGTTAAAGCATTAATATCTAGATCCCCATTAGAATCTGTTAATGCTTCTAAAACAATAGAATATTTAGGTTTTTCAAGCATATTCTTTAAGCCAAATACAAGCAATGGGTTTAGGTAACTAATCCCTAACTGGGATGTTACATTTTTTGCAGTATTAATTACTGCTAGCTTAAATTTTTCAATATCACTCATATAATATTATTCAGGTTTAATCATTGCATCTAATTCTGCCTTAATCTTAGGATTATTCCTCACTAAGTCAGCTAATTTTTCTAATTCTTTAAGCTTAGCTTGAGAAGCTTCTTTGAATTGATCTTTATGTTGCTTTAGTGTATCAATTAAGTTTTCTGCTGCCTGCTTACCCTGAGGAGTCTCAAGATATTCAGCACCAAATTTAGCACCTAAGAAAGAGTTGAAGCCATCTTCATATAATTTAGAAGCTTCAGCATAAGCACTATTCCTTTGTAATCCTTCCCTCTCTTCTGGAGTTAATGATTTAATAGTATTATTCAACTCCTCCAGTAGTCTTGGTTGAGTAGGAGCTGCTAGAGTTTGCTTACGAAGATTTTCTAATACTGCTAATTCCTGTCTAGCTTTTTGTAAAGATTCTTCTAAATTATTAGTGAACTGAGGCATAAGTATTAAAATTAAAAAGGTAGGTACTACCTTAAGTATAGTACCTACCTATGATTAAAAATTACGCTGAAGGAGTAGTGCTGGTAGTCACTTTAGGAATTGGAGTATACTCCGAATTCTGTAGCCAACTATTCATGTTTTCAACACACATAGCGCTGGTAGGCAGAACTACTTTTCCAGGAACCAAATACTTAGTAGCATTATCAGTGTATCTTTCAGAGGCACAATTTGCTAACTGGAAGTATAATGGTTGAGTAGCTTGAATAATACCAACCTGCTTATCCAGAGATGCTATAGCTTGAGCCAGTTCTTTATAATTAGCATTGATCTTAGCGTCATCAGCTTTAGACATCTGAACAGCAGCGGAATAGACTTCAGTTCCTACTTGGTTAGCATAGAGTTCACTGCCTAGTCTAGCTATTTCTGATTGAGCAGCAGCCAATTGCATTTGACAATTATTGTTATTGCCACCGAAGAGTCCACTTAAGAACCCACCATTACCATTGTTGCCTGCTCCTAGAGCTAACAGACCTGCCAGTGAAGTGCCTATGATACCAGTAGTAAGCCCTGCATTACCTTTTGCATTAGATGCATATTCAGCCATAATTAATAAAAGTTTTGTAGATAAATTGTGTTACAAATAAGATGTTACTATATATTTTGTGCACAAATATATTTCAAAACTCTTTATACTAGTCTAACTGTACAACTTGATAACGAGTACCATTGGTTAGTCCAGTAATAGAAGAACCAGTCAAAGCTACAGGTGCCCCATCAATAAGAGTACCATTAGCAGCCACATTTTTGACAGTTTCTCCTACTTCACCAGGTTTAATAATAACTTTAAATTTCTTACCAGAGGTTAGACCAGTAATACTTGAAGCAGCAGCAGTACCAACTCCACCAACTACTACAGTCGTATTCTGAGCTGTAAGAGTGGTAAGAGGAGAGGTCTTACCTGCCGCGGTATAGCAAGCATTAATAGCTGTAATTACAGAGTTGATAGTAGTATGAGTACCATCACCTGCAGTCTTACATAGAATCACTAGTTGTTTCTCTGATGCCTGAGGATTCTCAGCTTCATCACTGAAGTAATAATGAAGATCCAATACATCATAACTAGCACTTACATCTACAAGATACTTCGTATCCCAAGTATAAGGATAACCTACGTTACGATATACATCTCCTCTCTCACCCAAGAAGAAGTATTCCATGTCTGCAGCAAGCGTACCTGTACCTAAACCAAGAGAGCCTTGATACAGATTAGTTACAGTAGCCCACTCTGCCGTAGCAGTGCCATCTACAGTAATAGGTACAAACTGGATAACATAGTTAAGGGGATAGCCAGCTTTCTTACCAAGAACCCACGGTTGAGGTTTCTCAGTAACAATCATTTTGGCATTAGCACCAGTACCTTCAAGAGCAAAATCTAGAAGATCCTGATCCTCACGGGCAAAGTTCTTAACGCCTGAATTAACCAGAGAGCCAAGAACATCCTCAGCAGTGTCACCAGCCTTAGCACGATATGCACCAAGGAATTTAAAATATTGGTCCTCCGGAGAGCCAGAGCCCCAACCTCTAAATAAGATCCTCACAATGTAGTCTTGACCAGCTACAATGTTATCAGCATCAGGAATAGTAATTTCATCCTTACGCAACATATGAGGTTTATATTGCGATGCTTTTGCGAAACGAACCTTATCGTAATTAATATAGTCACTCTTTACGAGTTGACCATCAGCATTGACATACTCAATGAAGAAACATTTATTATCAAAGTTTTTAGCAGTTACTACTGAACCTTTGGCTTTACCCGTAGTATCTACTGAATTACCTACGATAATTTGTCTAACTTCATTTGTTGAAAAAGTTGCCATGTTTTAAATAAATTAAATTAATATTACTCAACTCTATTATTAACTTGAATCTGAGACTCAAGATCATTTCTCTTATAATCTCTAGTAGCAAGTTCTACTGCTCTGTTGATAACAGTATCTAATAGTAGATCATTACTTAGTAATGAATCTGGAAGTGTATATTGAGACTCACCTTCTATGGTAAGTCCTGGTATAATATTATCTAGATCAGAAATAATTAAAGCTCCAGGTCTTACTATATAGGAGAGATTGTATGCTGTAAAATCTTTACTGCTAATTAATGTAATAGATCTCTTTCCTTCAGCAGACATATCTAGTCTCCATGCTCTTAAACCATTAGGTTTCTTGAAGGGATCTTCTACTAAAACCCAGAATTCATCAAAAACAATAGGTTTTACTAAAATATTTCTGCCAGTTGAAAGAGTTACACTATCTCTAATTATCCACCATACTGAATCATCTAGTATACATTCCTTATAGATTAAGTCTTTGGTAGGAGGATTAGAGGCCGCAGTTAGATTTTGAATAGTCTCGCTTTTAACATAGTGAGACAAATATGTTCTAGTTTTTTCAGAAGAATCAAAGGAATCTCCTTTATTATTACCTGAATAATAATTATAAATTATTTCCTTATGAGCCTGTGTCAGATACAAGGATATTTCATAATCATTAAGTCCAGGGGAAGCAGCGCTCATTATATTATCATAATGCAGATTAAATATATCTCTAATCTCCTGTCCTGTTCTCATTCTATTCCCTTAAATTCTTAAGTTTAGCCTCTAGCATAAGCTTAACTTCTTGTCGTTTAGGACTATTAAGATATCTAGCAGCTACATCAAGTACTGGCTCTTCATTAACTTCACACAGAGGAGAGTTGTTTTCTACATTATAGTAATATTCTCCACGTTTACGAATGAGGCCATATTCAAGACATTCTTTAATAAAGACTTTAGTTTGTAGATAAGGATCCTTAGCTATAGAGACAAACAATTTAGGATTGCTCTGCATACATTTAAATGCCTGAGATTTAATGAAATCTAGCTTACTAGAACTAGCTATAGGCTTACCTTCAACTATCTCAACTACTAACTTAAGAGCTGCTTTATCATTAAGCAACTTGCCCAATTCAAGAGAAGCTTCCATAGCTAGAGTCATATTCTCATTAGCTTCAGCTATCTCTTCATTTTCAGAAACTAATACGAAACGATAAGTTTCTTTTGGTTTATTAGATAGGGCTTTTAAATTAGGTGCTACTATATCACTATTAGCTAATAGTACCTTATATTTAATATAATCTTCTGGAACTGCTAAATTGAGATAGGTATCATCTTTTCCTAGTCTTACAAAGAGATTTTTCCAATAGTTATCTACAGCTCTATATACAGATAAAGCACCAGATCCAAGACCCATAATTTCTTCAAGAAAAGCTTTCTCACTATTAGTGAGAACATTCTTAAATGCTCCAGAAGTTAGTTTAGGTACTGTAAGAGTAATTATAGCCGTTTCAGCTAGGCCTCCATACAGAACATGCTTTGGATTAGTAATTACTCCATTATCTTTTTTAATATATTGGACTGTAATTACTTCATTCCTCAGACAACTAATTAATGGTTCAACAGTATCTTCTGAGCTCTGCTCCTTAATAGATCTAGTTGCTCTAGATGCTTTTATTTGAGGTTTAGCATTTATTTCTAAAGTCTCCTCACTCAAATCTAAAGTAATGTCTTTAGTTTCAGTTCTACTCATAATTCTCCCAAATTATTTAAAGTGAAAGATATTGGGGGATATTACTCCCCCAATACCTATTAATATGTTTATTCTTACGCAGCAAGAATGTTAGGAACAAGACTCATAACACGAGTCGGATCCAAAATAAATACACCCAAAGTAGACATCTTATGAATGACTGCAGAGTCTTCATCATAAGACATATATGGGTTATTCATCTGTCCAGTGAAAGGATTTCTCACATTTTAATGTTACTAATACACCGTTTCCGTGTATTATCTCTATTTTTCAATAGAGGTCAGACTATATCTTCATCAGTTATTATATAACTGAGCAAGGCATTTCGATCTCACTTGAGACCTACTCCCATAAGGGATAGTCGTTGAACCTTCAATTATAAATTGAATTATAATTGCTTGGCTGCTGATTATCCAATCTTTCACATTGTTTCTTTTTATGAATTATGTTTTTAAGAGATTGATATTCTATATTAAATAGCTTAGCTATCTGATTGACTGTATACAAACTCCTAAGAGGATCTATCTGAGATATTTGGAAATCTGTAAGAATAGTTTTTTTAGGCACTTCCTTACAAATCTTTCTGGCTCCGTATTTAAAGGAATGAATTACATTTTCCTTTGGAGTCACCCACTCAAGATTTTCTACTCTATTATTAGTTCTATTCCCATCAATATGATTTACTGATTCTTTATTATCAGGATTATCTATAAATGCTTTAGCTACTAATCTATGTACTGGTTGTGAAGTCCACGTCCCATCTAATTTTTGAACTGAGCATCTGTAGTAACCATCTCTATCCTTTGGGAATTCTGTCAATATTCTCTCTTTTCTTCTCTTATTAGCAGCTTTTTTAATTCTACCAATTGAGCTAACTTCTATACCTTTATACTCTAATAAAGGCTTCCATAATTCTTTAACTTCCATATTTAAATGTTTGAAGTTTTAAAAAGCAGTGAAAGCTCTAAGGAACTTCCAGCAATTAACCTTGTTTTATCTTATCCACCTCTTCTGTTTCTAGGTCGTGGATTGGGAACTGAGAAATGTGTAAAGGCTTACGCCGCTAATCCCCATTGATAACCTCTATATTCCTCTTGGCCCTTAACTTTGGCAAGCTGAATATTAGGAGTTTCCATAGTACCAATGTATAGGATGTCAAATCTATAAGATTCGGCAACACCACCCATCGGATGCATAATTTTATTTCTTACTGGATCATCATATACTGGATCTACTTCTACCGTCACAATAACACCATTAGGTGCCTTATATTCAGTGAACTGGAAACCAGCGCTAAGAGCATTACTATGAAGTTGGCTCGTAGTCTTCTGAATAATAGCTGGATTAGCGGCATTACCACCAAGATAGTTAAATGCGGTCCACCCAGAAACTACATCCAAAACAGCTTTATTAAACAAAGCTGCACCTCTTTCACCAGTCTTAAGTACGAAGCGTCTCTGACCAAAATCAAGTTTTGCAGCAGACAATTCATATAGAGCGTCCTCAATAAGTTTCAGTGAGAAGTCATTGTAATACATGGTATTGCTATAAGCCATCTGAGCACGTAGCCCATCACCCATCTTAATAACATTACCAGATTTACCAAAGTTTAGATACTCACCATTTTTATTACGGTTGCTCTTACCGTACATAATAACATTAGCTTTCTGTTCAGCAAAAGTTTCCTCTACTTTCCAGTCAACATGGTGCATCCACATGGTATGCACAATTTTCTTACCATCTGCTGTAACAGCTGGAATACCTGCCAAAACCTTTTTGTTAAGCATATTGCCAGGTACTTTGTGATGAATACGAATCGTAGAGAATTCATTACGCATTGCAATGGGAGAAGTATATCTCACATCACCTACTTGACGAGACATAGTCGTCTCAACCGGAGCATACTCCCAACTGAATCTCTTACCAATTACTAGCTCCTCAGCAGGCATACCACCAAGTACACCACCCATGAGCTCTACTTTGTAGACAGCGTTGGTTCCCTCCATACGAGGTTGCCCCAGGATACGCAGAGGATAAGCTTCATTCTTTTCACCTACAATAACTTCACCATCAGCAAACCAATCTTCTGCAAATACTACATAGAAGGGTTCACCATTAACACCTAGATTATCAGAATCAGCCGTAGCTACTTCACCTGAGAGCGTGCGGGCCTCAACCAAAGCAATATTTCTACGAGATGATCCAATTACTTCCCATGTATAATCATTATCGGTGTCGAAGTATTTAACAGGGAATTGATTCAAATAAGTCTCAATGTTCTTACCTCTGTGAAAGGCTAGCAGCTGAATCATCAGGTTAGTTGCTTTTTGAGCCTCTTCTTTGAAAATAGCACCAAGGTGATTATCTTTAGTCAAACCTTTCCAGGCCTGATAATCAACCATTTGGAATTTACCTAATGCCATAATTTCTATTAATTAAGTTGT